ACATAAGTGCTATCTGCAACATTTTATACATCACAAATTGTTACAGATTTTTTCAAGTGCTGACTTTTCTCTACGATGAACCCACACTTGGTTATGACATAACTCTTTAGCTACAGCATCTTGTGTCATTCCATCCCAATACCGCATACGAATAATTGTCCACTCGTCGTGAGTAAGACAATTAAACGCAGTCATAAAGACATGCCTGATGAATTGTTTACGTTCCAGAATTGCTTCTGGGGATTCCCCTAATGCCATTTCTTCTCTAATTTCCACTGAAGGGGTGTACAATGCTTTTTGTAGTGCCATAGCAGTCCAACTGTTTGTGCTTTGATCAACAGACATAGACTTTGCATCGTGTGAATTAGGTATAGCCACAACCTTTCTTTTTCTGTTGTAATAATCATTCATTGTAGCCTTAGCATGAGACTTCAGAAGTGCTTTATCTGACTTACCCTCTGACAACAATTCAAGGCACTTAAGAACCCCCTCAGATACCAAATCATCGTATTCTTGCCTGTTTTTGTACTTTTTTGCCAGATTTTTGCACATTTTCAGTATTTCTTGTTCTGTCATGTAAGATTCTCCACTAATGCTTCCCATGATACAGGGAATAGACTACGCATCCTACGACTAATCTGTATAGCCACTTCCCTTGTCTCTGCCTGTGTATCAGAGGCACAACGCAAATTACACATATCAGCAAACGCATCAAGGCTACCTGACCAGTACCACTCAGTCATCATGCTCTGTGGCAGTACCATACGTGCTTGCTCTGGACATACACCCTTATCAAGTAACTCTTTATAATCGTGTAGACAAACTTTGTGACAACTTTCAAGTAATAAATCCATATCCTCATCATACCACTCGCCAATACTACCTTGCTTCTTATCCTCACTACGTCCACGCCAAGACTTAGGTTCATAGAACTCAGGTTCGTAATCAACATACCTTCTTGATATCTCATTCCATCTCAGAAACTTATGCTTCACAAGTTGACGTGCCACAAAGATGGGAGCCTTTACGTGAAAGGATGCAAAGCAATGCCCGAAGGGAGACATATGCTTATGCTCTGCTAGATATCTGATCAACTTATCGTCTTTGTCTGTTGTGTATGTGTTACTGGACTTCTTGCCAAAGGATACCCTTGCAGCATTAACGACAGTAATGTCACTGCCCATGTAGTCCATCAGTGTTGCTTTAATCATTAGAATATTACCTCTCCATTTTCATCGTAGGGGTTACTAGGTAGATGCGCCCATCTATCCCTTGGACACACTCTCTCTAGTTCCTCTAATTGCGTTGCGGGGAGTATCCCCATCCTGATTAACTCATTTTCCACTAGGGGCGGTATAGAATATGTGGTCTCCAATTCTGCCATCCTTTAGATACTCCTTTGCCCATGAGGGCGACACAGAGAGGTTGTGGTAGTGGGTAGAGGTGATTGAGGTATCTCCCCTGCCAAAAACCTCTAAGGCTACTGTACGGGCCACTACAGCGGCTCTCCAGTCAATCGGGTTGTCAGTGTACTTGTGTATATGATCTGACGCTCCATCATGTGTGAACGAGAATTGTTGATCTTGGAAGACAACACCACAGATGGTATTGGGCCACCTGTCACTCTCTACACGGTTCATCACCACCTCAGCAACAGCATACTGTCCTTCGATGGGTTGGCTGCGGCTCTCAAAGAAAACCGCAACCGCTAAACACTCTAATCCTATCATGCGCCTAAGCAGGATATAGCACGTTTGCGAGCATGGATACGCTGCACCTTGTCAGTGTAGAACGAACGGTATTGGTCTTTGGTTCCACCAAGTTTGATAGTGACCAAACCATTATCGCGGATCTCTACGACCTTGCCGTTAAGTCTACGCTTGTCACCATTCTCTTTGACAACATCAACAATGAAGAAACGACCCTTTTGTTCATTGAGTAGGTTTCTGATTAAGTTTACTGGTAGTGCCATGTTACGATCTCCTTGATTCGCTTTATGATTAAAATTATGAACGATATTTGTACTATCGTCAAGTAAATATTTATAGAGTTAATGCTCTCCTTTTCCATCCCTACCGTCACCAATATTCCGACAACAATCAGCATGATGATATAGGAGAGCATTATAGTGAAGATGACTTTCATTAGTAGTCATTATCGGCATATGCGCCAAGCTCGTACAGATATTCTGCGAAGTAATCATCCCCATATTCTTTCATCAGGGCTTTCTCTAAACGCTCTGACATAGCTTCTCCGCTCTTCTTACGCAGCCTGATGTTATCGTATATACCTTCATATATACACTGGTCCCCCTCGACAACAATGTCCAAGTCATAGCCTCTGTATCCTACTGTGGTCCATGTGTGTGCCATTATGATTCTCCTGTAGCTTTCTGTCTGATTGATTCGTATTGTACATCATCCACCAAATTAGTCAAGTAATCTTTTACGACCTTGAGGTCATCTTTCATTCGATCAATGTCATTCTTTGCATCTTCCAGATACTCGAACAGGCTATTGATCTTGTCCTGTTTAGTCCACGACATATCACCCTCACACGTATGGTTTACGTTAATGCCACGCTCTGCATCCTTACGATACCCTTCTGCGCGACTGATCAGATTATCAATGTCGCTTTCGATGTCTTTGATATCCCTGATGAACTTTTCCATTATGATACCCTCTCTTCATATACAACCACTTTATATATCTCTGCACAGTCATCATCTAAACAATGCAGAGCTTGCTCAAGCGCATCCTCATAAAGTATATATGATGAATGGCAATTACCATCTTTGTACAACTCATAATATGTTTCACGCTCTTCCATCATTATGATTCGCTCCTTTCTATTCTTACCCAATCAATGTTAGCATTTTGTGTCATCACATGCAACATATTTTCTAGGTAGTTTGAATATTCTCCCACTGTCGCAGTTACTCTGGACTTCACTTCGTCTTTATACTTCACCCTGATGTTGAACATAATCTTACTCCACTTCACTTATTCAATCCACCAACGTCCCCTTGAGGGCCATTGTGGTGCCTCTCTACCTGTCAACTCTTTGTATTGCTGCTCTAATTCATGCACTTTAATCGCACGTGCAGGTGATGGATAATTCCAGTTATCCTGATCTGCCCTGATGATTCTCTCTAGTAGCTTCTGCTCTTCTGTCATCTGCTGGTCCTCACTTTATATTTCCACTGGTGGGTCTATACGAATCAGTCTACCATATTTCCACTGGCGGGGTCAAGTCCTAATTTCCACTGGAGGGGGTTCCATATTTCCACTGGGGGGGGTCAGGCCAAATTTTCGAGTGTTCCTGATTCGTTCCAGATTCATGATTCGTTCTCTGTTCTTGATTCGTTCTGTGTGACATTTTTGCAACTGATTCGCACCTGCCCATCCTTCCACCTTTTGCGACCGCGTTTTAACAACTAGCCCTTGACTCCACCGATTCGGCGCTTTGCGCTCTATTTGTTCCAGAATACACTGATTCGGATATTTATGTCAACCTATAATTTAATCAAAATGTGGGGTTGACTCTACATGCGAATCAGCGCATATATAGTGCATCGAAACGACAACAAATGGAGTCAGAAAAATGATAATTACATGTATCGACCTCGAAATGATGAACAAGACAGTTGAAGTATTGAAGAAACAAGGATTCAATATGATCACTATGTCGCAATATGGACACAATGACTCGGATGAATTTTTGACCTTTTGCACATATGGGAAAACAGAAGAAACATATAATGTTCGGGTCAACCCTTGGCAGGGCATAATAACCAAAACAACAAGGGTGAATTAATCAAAACGGGGGGTTGACTCCCCCCAACGAATCAGCCTATAAGGGTTTATCGGAACAACAAAGAAACGGAGTCTAAAATGTCTTTGAAAACACTAGAAATCTTATCTAAAATTGGCGCGGTTGCGGCTTGGTTTTGCGCTTTGGCATTGTTGGTGTTTTTAATCTTTGCCGCGCCTATGCTAATATCGTCAATCTATGGTATCATTTATTGCGCGGTTTTAGTTGCTGGAGTCATAGGACTCGCAATAGTTTTAATAACGGAGTCGTGATATGTTACGCCTATCTTTCAATCTTTCAATCTTAGCGCTTGTCTTTGCGCTTGGTAAATTCTCATACTTTGGCAATGACGGCTTTGGTGTCTTTGTCGCTGGTTTGGGTGGTTATCATGTATCACTTGACGATAGCGAGTCGGGAGTCTATCAATGAAATTATCAGATACACCATATCTTGATGAGTTGCAAAGAGACCTAGAGTCGCTTATACTCAAGCTAATAAAAGAAACAAAGGAGTCAAAGAAGTGAAAACTATTAGCCTATTAAAAGACGTAAAATCGACGAGCCAAAGATTAAAAGAACACTACGACTCCCCGTTTTGGCGCAAAGTACGGAAACAAGCGGAGTCCAGACTCGCGGAGTCAATTCGGGACAATGGGACTCTTATTTGGTCAAAATTGCCTAGTTTGCTAAGTATCAATCCTAAAGTGATTAAGGGCGAAAAACTAGGCTATAAAAGCGCAATTCTGCACCTTGCGCCAAGTTGGGCAAGCGGAATAAATACTTGCGCTTTGGCGACTCTAGGCTGTGGCATGAATTGCTTAAATGAGTCTGGTCACGGTCAATTGCATATGATGCATAATGGGAACCATAGTGTGCATATAGCGCGAGTCATAAGGACTCTGATTTGGTTCCGATATCGTGACCAATTCAAGGCAAAGATGCAAATAGAGATTGACGCATTAAGACGCAAAGCAAAGCGTGACTCTGCGGTTCCAGTAATTCGACCAAATGGGACAAGTGACCAGAAATTTGAATCACTGTTTCCCGAATTGTTTAGCAACAACCCAGATATTATATTTTATGACTATTCAAAGATAGCGACTCGCAATGTTTCACATATACCGAATTATTCTCTATGCTATAGCGTATCAGAAACGACAACACAAAACGATATAGACTCCGCTTTTAACAACGGTATGAATTGTGTTGTTGTATTACGCCTAAAACGTAATGAGTCCAAACCAGAGTCCTTTATGGGTCGACCCATGATTGACGGAGACTCGCATGACCTACGCTTTATAGATCCGCAAGGAGTCTTTATTGGTTTGTTTGCTAAAGGTCACGCTTATAAAGATACAAGCGGATTCGTATATGATGTAATTCACGCATAATCCTTTTCACAGTTGACTCCCCACCTAGGCCGCCATTGTGCGGCCATTTTTTTATCTATTAGAGCCAATATAAGGCCGCTACAGTAGGGCAAAGACTCGCTTTGGTATGTCTGGACCCGTTTTCTTTTTGGCTATTGTGTGAGGCTCTCTGTGGCTCTCAGCGTATGTTCTATTTGTGATCACATATCAATCGCTTGTATTACTTTTGTGATCACATTTGACTCTGTTCTCTGGTATTTGTGATCACAAACTAAACCGACCAGATGGTTGGCGATTCGCTATCCGAGCGTATATATTTCTCGTTTGTCAACCTATCCTTTTGCCCCCTTGACATACCCAAGTTGGGACCCTCCATATTCCTACGGGTGATTCGGCTATCCGAGCGTTACCCACCCCATATCCGAAAACAAAAAAAGTACAAAAAAGATTCGTTTGTTATCAATAACTTATAAAAAAGTTGTAAAAAATATGTATAAAATCCCAAAAAATGCCTGTATATATACATAAGAGATATACTTAAGTATATAAACTATAGTAAATGGGATATATTATATATTAATATATATCCCATAAACTTAAGTATAATACTTAAGTAGGGTTTTCCCAAGTCAACCATGACAGATCTTTACGGTATTGTTGTTTTGAGGGACAGTCATGCCGATGCACTTGGGAATTTTAAACAGAGGCCGTAGATTGTGACTGATAGCAGAGCATTGCCATATAGCGAAGTTGTCGCAAAGAAGATCCGTGAGGGTATTCGTAACGGTGTGTCGATGAAAGACATTATGGGGTCGATACAGAAGTATCAGAATGCCCCACGTTCTACGAATACTCTCTATAAGATCTATGGACAGATGATCTCAGAAGAACGTGCTGAGATTATAGGTCAGGTTGGTGCTGTTGTTGTTCAACAGGCACTTGATGGCGATTTTAAAGCTGCTGAGTTTTATCTACGGTCTAAGGGTGGTTGGTCTCCTACTCAAACTATTAATGAGGTTGAGCAGTCTGAAGACCCCGATCTTGATGAGGGTGCGATAAACACTTTGATGTCGTTGCTTGGAAAAAATGAAGATAACGTCGAGTGATCTTAGGTCACTGCCACCCGAAAAATTACAACAGGTACTTTCTGAGCTAGGGCAGAATAAAGCTGAGGAGCTTAGGTATCTGTGGCCTTTCTGGGCTAGACAAGAACAGCTAGAACCAGAAGGTGATTGGAATGTCTGGATAGCTCTTGCTGGTCGTGGTTGGGGAAAGACTAGGGCTGGCGTTGAGTGGGTTAGAGAGCAAGTTAAATCTGGTAAGAAACGTATCGCTGCTGTTGCTCCTACAAACTCAGATATCAGAAGGGTTATGGTAGAGGGTGAGTCTGGTTTCCTTAATGTTTGTTGGAAGGGTGACAAGACACACAGAGGCGGTAAGATGGGGTTTCCTGTTTGGTCGCCTACCAACAGAACCTTAACGTGGGAGAATGGAGCTAAGGTAGAGTTCTATTCTGCAGAAGATCCAGAGCGTTTACGTGGACCACAGTTTCATGCAGCTTGGGCAGACGAGGTTGCAGCTTGGCGTAACCAGCAAGATGTTTGGGATATGCTACAGTTTACCTTACGTCTTGGTCGTAAGCCAAGGGTGATGGTAACAACTACACCCAAGCCCACCAAGTTGATGAGGGGCCTAATTGCCTCTCCTGATAGCTACATTACCAGAGGATCTACCTTTGATAACGTAGACAACTTGGCAAAGCCATTCCTTGATACAGTTAGAAAAGAGTATGAGGGAACAAGGTTAGGGCGACAGGAACTTTATGCTGAGGTATTGGAAGAAGCTGATGGCGCACTCTGGACAACAGAAATGCTTGATCAGTGTACCATTGAAAGAAGTGAAGTACCAGAACTCAATCGTATTGTTGTTGCTGTAGACCCCGCTGTAACAGCAAAGACAGAATCTGACATGACTGGTATCATTGTTGCTGGTGTAGATGTAAACGGGATTGGATACGTACTTGAAGATGCCACGGACAGATTTAGCCCTCAACAATGGGCAGCGAAGGCTATCTCGTTGTACAGGGAGTATAGTGCGGATCGTATTGTTGCCGAAAGGAACCAAGGCGGTGAAATGGTCCGTAGGACACTTGAAGCAGAAGATGAAACAGTTCCTATTCGCCTTGTACATGCTAGTCGAGGAAAAATGGCTAGGGCTGAACCTATATCTGCACTCTATGAAAAACATAAAGTCAAGCATGTTAAAGGTCTTGACGAGTTGGAAACGCAAATGAGAACTTGGGAGCCTTTGGGTTCTCTTGGATCTCCCGATAGGTTAGACGCTTGCGTGTGGGCATTAACCGACTTGATGCACCACGGTAATCCAACCCCTACCTTAAGACTTGCTTACTCTAGCGCAAAAGGTTTAGTGGCCTAAATGAAGAAAATTAGTGAACAGCTAGGTAAACTAGAGTTAGGCCAAGGTGGGGAACAGACCCGCAATGGTACTATTCGTGCAGATGAGTTTCTGCAGGAAATCAAAGGTAAGAAGGCTATCAATAAGTTTCGTGAGATGCGAGACAATGATAGCACTATTGGCGCAATTATGTACGCCACAGAGCAGGTTCTACGTGATGTAGATTATTATGTCGAACCAGCTAAAGATACAGCAGCAGGTAGAAAAGAAGCAGAGTTTGTCGAAGGTGTCCTAAAGGACATGGAACATTCTCTTGATGATCATATTGCAGAAGCCCTTTCGCATTTGACGTTTGGGTTTTCTTTGTTTGAGGTGGTCTATAAACGTAGACGTGGACCTAAAACAGATGACCCAAAATCTTACAGTAGATATTCTGATGGAAGGGTAGGCGTAAGGAAGCTGGCTTCTAGGGCGCAGTGGACCATAGAGAGCTTTGATGTTAATAAGACAACAGGTGATGTATTAGGTGTAAAGCAAGAGCAGAATTACGGCCTTAAGACTACCTATATCCCTGCTAATAAATTGTTGCACTACAGAACAACAAATACGAACAATGATCCTTCTGGGCGTTCTATCTTACGGAATGCTTACACTTCATATCAGTACCTAAAGAACTTTCAGAGTGTGGAAGCCATAGCTGTTGAGAGAGAGCTTCATGGTGTTCCTATTGGAAGGATTGCTGCAGAATATCTTTCCCCTGATGCAACTGCTGATCAAGTATCAGTACGTGGTCAAATGGAAAAGATCCTAAGAGATCTTAAGTTCAATGAGCAAGGCTACGCTTTGTTGCCCTCTGATGTGTATAGAGATATAGATGGAAAACCAACCAACCAGAGGATTGTCGATATTGAGCTTATTACAAGTAATGGCTCTCGCAACATTGATATCAATCCTATCATCAGCCGCTATCAGCACGATATTGCTAGGAGCGTTATGGCTGAGTTCTTGATGTTGGGTGCAGGAGCAAATGGCTCTTATGCGTTAAGTAAATCTAAAACTGACTTATTCCTACGCTCTATGGAAAGCTATATTAACTCCATTTTTGATGTATTGAATAAGCAATTAGTTGAACCACTTTGGCATATCAACGGTCTTAACTTTGACCTCATGCCAAAGATATGTGCAGGTGATGTAGCGCCACATGACCTGAGAGAACTTGGTAGTTACCTACGTAACTTGAACGGCGCTAACATAGACCTGAGTGATCAGGATGATATTGTAAATGCTCTGTTAGCTAATGCGGAGCTACCACCAAAGAAAAGTGAGTAAACAAAATGGCAAGTTTTACGAAAGTAAATGACTTCGTGGTCAATTTAGCTAACGCTATGGACCTCGACAGTGACACGCTAACAGTTGCGTTGTCAAACACAGACCCAACAGCAGGTACAGATGCTACAGCAGATGGCAATGGTGTTCTAGCAAACATCACGCAGATCTCATACACAAACCTATCATCACGGGTACTTCAAAACGTAACGTCCACACAAACAAGTGGTACATACAAACTGTCTGCAGATGACTTGACACTAACTGCCTCTGGCGGTTCTGTAGCTGCATTTAGATATGTCGTTATCTATAACGATACACCTACTTCCCCAGCCGATCCTATCATTGGCTACTATGACTATGGCTCAAGCCTTACACTAAACGATGGCGACACATTCACTATCGACATTGGAACTAACGGTATCCTTACTCTTACTTAAGGGGTAGATCATGGCGCTTGTTGTCGCTGATCGCGTACAAGAAACCACAACCACAACTGGAACTGGAACCTATACTCTTGCAGGTGCGAAAGATGGGTTTCAGTCCTTTGCGGCTGTTGGCAATGGTAATACGACTTATTATGCCTGTACTGATGGTACGGACTATGAGGTCGGTATTGGTACTTATACACTATCAGGGACAACGCTTGCCAGAACTACGATCATCGAAAGCTCCAACAGTGATGCGGCGGTAAACTGGGGCGCTGGTGAAAAAGACATCTTTGTTACTCTGCCATCGTCAAAAGCCTTAGTAAAGGATAGCGGAGATGATTTTGTCCTTGCTGATGGAGAGAAGTTAAGATTTGGTAACGGTCCTGATCTTAGTATATATCATAATGGCACAGAAAGCATAATTCTTGATGAGGGTACTGGCCCATTACGAATTAGAACCCCTCAGTTTATAGTAAGTAATTTCGGTGCAACAGAAACTCAAATACAAACGGATCAAAACGCAGGTGTCAAACTTTTTTATGACAACGCAGAGAAACTTGAGACAGTCAGCGGTGGCATCAACGTAACAGGCAACGTCACAGTCTCAGGAACTGTCGATGGTCGTGATGTTGCAACAGATGGGACAAAACTAGACGGAATAGAGGCAGGGGCAAATGTTGGGCCATCTCTCGCCGTAGCAATAGCATTGGGATAATAAAATGGCAGACACATTCAAGCTAGTTACGAAGGCGGGGGTAACGACCTTAGATGACATTTACACGGTTGCATCTTCTACCACGACAATCATCATTGGCTTGCTCTTAGCCAACACCACGTCCTCTCAGGTCACGGCTACAGTAACACTAAGCAGTGATACATCAAATCGCGCTGGGTCGAACAACGAAGCTAACCAAGACGTTGAATTGGTCAACTCTGTTCCAATACCTGCCAACTCAAGTCTAAGCGTTCTTGATGGTAAGATCATTATGGAAACAACAGACATATTGAAGGTATCAGCTTCTGGCGCAACGGACGTTGCTCTTAGCATCTTGGAGCAAACCTA